TCACCCTAAATTATCATATATCAATATTATTTCCTCTTTTGTGAAAAGCCTATCATTCTCTGTATCTATAGACTTGTTAAGTTTTTTAACAAGTCTAACTTTTCGATTAGCATATTCTTCCTTATTTCCAAATCCGTGTAACGTGAAATGAAACTTCTCTGAAAGTATAATATCACATAGTTGGATTGCTTGATGTATTTTCAATCCCTTTTCCAAATTTATAGCTAACCTTTGTTGGGCAAGCCCTGTATTGTGCCCATATATAACAGCTTGCTTTGCATGAAATGTTGATAAATCAAAATAGGAAGGGTTGTTATTTCTTGCCTTGAAGTAAGCCTCCATTAAGTTAACATGAACCCCGTAATCTTTTGGGTCTTTTTGTAGTAGCTTCTTTCCTAAAGATATAGCTTCTTCATATTTTTTATCAAAAATAAGTTCTCCCATACTTATACTTTCAGGGATTTCAGAAGAATAAACAATGTTTTCATCGTCTATTTTCAATACTTTGTTTATAGGAATAGTCATAATTATTTACATTCTTTCTTTATTAAAACTTCCTCTCACAGCATAAAATGCACGGATAATACTAAGGGGGTACTCACGAGGTTCGTAGTTTGCATTCTCACTAACTAATAACACATGCTGATCGTCCGAACCTTTTCGTACATATTTAATATTTATATCGTCATTGTTAAAAACAATCACGTAAGGGTGTCCAAATACTAAATACACATAATCCACTGGCTTTATTCCTATAATATCGCCTGATTTATATTTGGGGTACATGCTATCCCCATAAACATTTATAAATAGTACATCTCTTCCGAAGTTAGGAACATAGACAGGTATTTTATTGACTTCACTACTGAGTGATAAAAAGTCAAACCCTGCTTTTGCATATACTTCAGGGTAATAATATCCTGTTGGAGTTCCTTTAGGTTTTCCTATCAATTCATTTTGAAAGTATTCCCTTACTTCGTCTATGTATTTAGATAGATGTTTCCTGTACTTATCAGGGAGTTCTGATATACCATTTTGCGCTTCTTTGAGAACTTTTACAGGGATGCGAGTTTTCTCGTGAATATCAGTCAGGGTAATATCATAGCCTTTACGTTCATCTCTTAGAAATAATACTAAATCATCTTCTTCCTCTTCCTCCTCTGGTACGACTTCTTCTATTTGTGGAACAAGCATAGAGCCTTCTCCAAGTAACAGCCAAGTTTTGCTAAGCTCAGGAAAAATAGGTGCTATTTTTTTGTCAAACATTTCACTTTTTATTCCCTTACGAATATTATTTACATAGCCATTTGATATTCCACATAACTGCTCAAACTTGCTTTGACTGATTCCTTTATATTTTAGAAAATCAATTAATCTATTTTTTACAGAATTTTGTTCTGTATCTAAATTATTTTCCATACCTTTGTGCTTTAATTAAAATTCGTTTGTTATGAGTTTGAAAAAAAATACTATTGAGGGGTATGAGTTAAGAAAATGGCTAATACTCAAGACCCATTCCGTATTAAAGGCGCAACCTATATATGAAAATATAAAGGATTGGGATAGAGAAGATATAGAACTATATCAATCTCTTTTTGATGGCAATCATAATAGTACTCTTGAAAAAATGAACTTTGTAAAAGGAACTTAAAGAGCATTCTCAATCATTGTTTTTATTTCCTCAAAAGAGTGGAAAACTATTATATTTTCTAACTCTTGATTTACATAATAAACTGTAGGGGTAGAATGTTTCGCTTGAATGTCAAAAGTATTCATATTACCTATTATTCTTAATTCAGAAAGATTGGAATTCCCTATTATTAGTTCTTTTACTGAAATAATATGATTGACATTTACCAATAGCTTTGTGTCTCTATCGGTTTCTTTAATTAGTATTTCTATAAAACCTTTCATATTTTTTAATTTTAAATTTATTCGTTATTATGAAATTATCTGAACAAGCTCTATTTGAACTTCGTGTTTGGTTGGCAGAAAACGCTAAAAGAAGCGGAGATGCTCAATATGTCTATGATGAAATAAAAAATTGGAATATTGATGATATAAACATCTACAAAAGGCTTGCGTTGGGCGTTACTTCTTGGGGAGAACAATACAAAATTACCGATACAGAACACGAAAATATAATAAAGAAAATGAATTTTATCAAGAATGGTGATAAGGTAAGTCTAAAAGACTAACTCCTTATCCGAAATTCCTTTATCAATTCTATTAACTTGGATATAAATCCCTCCACATTTTTAGGGTTTATATTATCCCCTTCCTTACTTTGTTTTGTATCGGGAGGGCTATATATATTATCTAATGCCTTAAGCAACATAATCTGTTGTGAGTCTCGCTTATCCACTTCGCCACTATCGGTAGCCTTTAATAATTTTGAATGCTCCCGCATAGTCATAGCTATTGCCGATTTAAAAGCATATTCCTCTTGTAATTTGCGTTCTTTTGAATACCTACTAATGAACCACCATACCAAAAACCAAGCTGGTGATGTTCTTAGTACGTTGATTACAAAATGTACCCAATCAGAATTATTAATATCAAATCCATTGAAAACTTTAGATACCCAATAGAGAGTAAATAATAAAGAAGCTGCTACTAATCCTATAAGTATAAATACATTCGTCTGTATTTGGTTTTTCCGCTCTCTAAAATGAGTTCCTAATGAGCCATCAGCCGCCGCTCCTATTAGATTTTCAACCTCTCCCTTTTTAGATAATGTTTCTTTTTGCAATTCTTCAGCTTCTCTAATCAGCGACAAAGAACGTGTATTTTGAGCAACAACATCTTCAAACCGCTTCTTGTAATCCTCTATATTTTTTGTTATTTTTTGTTCTAAGTTAGCAATATTCGTTTTTAAAGTCTCTATTGTGTTTTTATTAGTCTCCGATGATGATAAAAAAGTGCGAATAGATGTATCATATTCATTAGCATCTTTAGCTTTAGCTTTAATTGTATCATAAAATTCAGTTACTTCCGTTATCTTATTATCCAAATCACTTTTTGAATTGGAATATTCTTGTATCAAAGCAATTAACTTATTATTTTCCTGCTCTAATTTTGTTTGAATGAGTTTTATTTCCTCTGCAAGACTTTCTATATTTTCTTGTGTTATTGAGGGTTTGTAGGTGATGTTTCTTTCCCAGTTCCCAAACTGAATGCAATATTCAAAAATATATCTTACACAATTGAAAATGCCTTGATTGTTTTTATTTGATATAGAACTTACTAAATCCCTTAATATCGGTACTATATTATTTCCAGAGCCATTTGGATAATACGAAGTAGGTAACATTAGCACCATATTAGATTGTATTAATGCTTTAAAACGATTAATAATACTTTTGTATATCTTCTTAAAGTCTAAAGAATTATAATCACCAAACATCACATTTTCTAAGGAGATTTCAGGAAAATTACCTATAATATATTGGTCTATATCAAAATCTTCTATTTGACCCATATAAGACCTTATACTATCTAATTCTTGAATAGTCATTACTATATCTATTTAAAAACCAATCACTTAAAAACTTTAACATTAATCACAGAGAAATTTTCTGTAAAATGTTTTGTTTTTACAGAGAAATGTTCTAATTTTGCATCGTGAAAAATGAGTAACATTTTACGCAACAAAATTAATAATTATAATTCAATTAGCAATGAATAAAGCAAAAAAAAGATACAAAGTTACGGGTAACCTATCTGAGGCTGTCTCGAAAGAGATATTAGCTAATAATGAATTAAGCCTACAAATAGCGCTTACAATGAGAAAAACGCAGACAGCAATACGAGAATCTGCAAGAAGAAGAAGTAACACCTTATTAAATGTCAATCTAATGCCTTTGTATGAAAGTTATGGGTATTCAATTGACGATGTTAAAGCAGAATAATTATGAATAATACCGAGCTGAAAAGATACCTGAAAAGAAAATTAGAGCGTGTAACAACACTTAAGTTATCCTTAGAGGGTACAATTAGAGAATTAACAGACGAGATTATACGAACAACCGAAGAACTTGCCCTTGTGGAAGGGGGCAAGTCTTCAAAAAAAACTAAAAAAACGGTTGATATTTCAGATTATACGAGCAAATTTTATGCTGAATTTGAAAGAGCAAGGCAAAACAGCTAATAAAAAAAGCCCCGCTGGCAGGCGAGGCATTAAGTATAACAAATAAAATTTTTAATAATGGCAAAATTACTACAAAAAATTTTCTCTCGCAAGAGAAAACACGAAAAAAAATCAGACTTCGAAAGTATAGGGGGTTACCTATGTTATAAAGGTCGCAAGTGGTGCGAATTGACTCCTGAAGAGAAGGTAATATACAATGATTACTTTTTTAGTATTAAGCACCCTGATTATACAGCGATGCTTGAACGCACCCAATCACAATATATTTATCAAACCTTAAAAAAATAGCCCTATGAGAACAATCAGCCCTTTTGAATTTGCTCGCATTGTGCAAGAAGAATGTGAGACTCCCTACTTTCAAGGTAACGATTACTTGGATATTCACGAAGATAGATACAATACTATTGAGAATGAATTTATGACAGAAGTAGAATACCCCGATGATTGGTATTGTCAGGTAATCTATGAGGTAACCTTAGACTACTTGGGGCGTGATAGTAGCAATCACGAAGTAGCTATAACAGAAGTATATGTTAATAGTGAAGAAGTCCAATTAACAGACGAGCAAGAAAGAGAACTCACGACACTACTCACTAAGAGAGCCAATGTAGAATACCAATTCAATGATACTGAAGGCTTATATCCTGATTTAGCAACATCTTATACATGGTAATTATGAAAGTAGGAGATAAAGTAATAGTCAATCCTTTCACCACCACAGACCCCGCAAATCAAAAGAGCAAGGAAGGGGTGGTAGTTGAGATAATCAATAATGAAGGGCTTAATATAGTCAAAGTAAGGTTCAATAAGGGTTGTTACGGACTATATGATGGCGATACCCTTAAAGAATCAACTAAAAGCAAAGAACAATGAAAACAACCGTAGAAAATGGCAAATGCTATGAGATAGGTGATTGGCTCTTGCAAATAGACAGAATAGACGAGCGCTATATATGGGGATTTGGCGCTGATAGTGATAGGGTGATAGGGCATATAGCCCTCCCTATTGATAGCAAAGTAACCCGTGAAGTGCCAATTAATGAGTATATCAAGTGTATAGACGATGCAAGGCAGAATATAGCATACGAATACAAAGAAAGAATAAAAAAATACGAAGAATAACAATCAAAATGAATGAGTACCAAACAGAAATCGCAAAGGCATTTATCAAGGCACAGAGTGAAATGGCAAATGCCGTCAAAGGGACTACGAACCCTTTCCTAAAAAACAAATATGCTGACCTTAATGCAGTACGTGAAGCGGTGATACCCACGCTTAACAAACACGGCATAGCAGTATTACAACCATTAGTAACGATTGATGGTAAGAACTATGTAAAAACACTCCTCTTACATGAAAGTGGGCAGACTATGGAGAGCCTTACAGAGGTGATATATGCAAGGCAGAACGATGCCCAAGCGCAAGGGTCTGGAATTACATACGCAAGACGTTACGGACTGCAATCGCTGGTATGTATCGGGGCTGATGATGATGACGGCAACAATGCAAGTGCTCCCGCACACCAAGATCCTCCCAAAGCGTTGGCATGGCTCAATATAGTAGATAAAGATAAGAATGTTACTAAAGAGTGGGTTAATGTTACTAAGGGTATCAGTGAGGGTAAAATAACAAGCGTTAATGATGTTAAGAAGTATTACAAGGTAAGCAATGAGGTAGAAGCAAGGATTAATGAACTTTTAACGAACAAATAAAAATGGGACATAGCAAAGAATTATTTCAGCAATTACAAGAAGAATTTGTAACTAAGTGTCAGAGAGTAGAGGACGGCGAAATGCCTATATTGGAAGCTGTCCTCACTTTCAGAGGACGAAAAAAAGAATGTGAAGCGTACATCGAAGCAGTAAAAGCCTTTGAGCAGGAGCATGAAGAGCAGATACGCACCCAAATAGAATACAATGAGGGTATTTATAAAGGGGCTAAATTCGAGGTTAGAAGTGGCGGGCGTACCTTTAACTTTAAAGGGATAAGAGAGTGGCAAATTGCCTCAGATAATCTAAAGGAGATAGAGGATAAATATAAATCTGCATTTCTCAATAGAGAGAAAGGGCTTTTGCCAATAGATGAGAATGGAGAACTGTTAGACCTTCCTGAAGTGAATTATAGAAAGGATAGTATCATTATAAAAGAATAATCTATGGAAATAAGAGGAAAAGTATTATCAAAGGGAGATGTGGTAGCAAGGACTGATAAATTCAAGGTGCAAGAGTTCTTTTTGGATTGTTCTACATACGACCAATATACAGGTGAGAAGAGAGAAAATATAATTAAGTTACAAGTAATCAATGGGAATATAGAGAAGTTTTCATCAGTAACTGTAGGAATGGAGGTGAAGATTCATTTTCAGATTAACGGTAGATTCTTCGAGTGGCAGGATAAAGAGATGCACAGCCAGAATTTGACTGCGTATTCTTGGGAGGAAGTAAAATATAACTATGTGCCAAAAACTCCTGTAGTTCCTGTATCTTCTCCTGAAGACAAAAAAGATACAGAAAAAGAATCAACAACAGATGAAAATTTTGATGATTTACCTTTTTAATAATTTAAATTAAACATTAAATAACAATGAGAAAAACAGAATTAAATAGCTACAAGAGCATAAAAGAGGAGCTTGAGCAAACCCAAAGGTATATTTGTGATGAGATAAGATATAGGGAAAGAGACGGGGAAGATACCAGCGAGCTAAGAGAACAACTCGAAGAAATCGAAGACGAGATAGATTATTACACGGATTTGATAAGTGAATTAGAAGATTAAAAAATAATGAAAACAGCAGAAGAAAGACAAAAAGAAATAATAAAAATCAATTCTGATTTACACGACTTTTTAAAAGAAAAAGGTTTAACTGGTTTTGACTGCATGAGGGTCAAGAGAACTTTAGGTAGAATAAAAGAATTAGACCGAGAAAGAGATATTTATTATAATGATGAATGGAAAGGTTATGAAGGGTATTCCATTTCGGGTAAGAATAATGTATTTGAAACTTACGAAGAAGCGCAGTTAGTTGAGCTTCTTGAAAGAATGTTTTTACCTGAAGAAATGGAGAAGAAACAGGTAAGTCAAAAAGTATTTGAGTTAGTTTCTATAATCTATAAACTCACAGATTATAAATCTAAATATTTTGAATTTAAATTAAAAGAAAATGAAAACAGTGTTTAAAGTAGGAATGAAGGTCTATGACCAACTATTCTTTCCTGATATAGAAGGGGTTGTTACAAGTACAAATTTTATTCCTAAAAAGAGTTTTTTTGATGAGGAAGAAGATTCTGATGAAGATTATATACACCCTTACCCTGTTGAAGTAGATTTTAAAGGAGAACAAGCACTTTATAAAAACGATGGTAGTGGTTTTATGAATTTTCCAACTCTATCAACAAAACCTTATGAAGTAGTATTAGAAGGATTTGAACAGAAAGAACCTGAAATTACTTATGAAAAAATAATACTTTTTAATCAGAAACAAAGAGTGTATATTCCAACTATAGAATTAAAATTACCTAATGATAATATGGCAGAAGCTTTTAAAGCTCTTGCTAAACTTATTTGGTTAAGAGACTATTACAATGAGGGTTGGCAGCCTGATTGGGAAGATGATGAATGGAAATACTTTATTGAATACTACAGAGGTAAATTAAGTGTTGAAAGAACTTGTGGTAATAATAGAGTATTAGCTTTTAAATCAAAAGAAATCAGGGACAAATTCCTCGAAGAACAAAAAGAACTATTAGAAATTGCAAAACCTTTATTATAACTATGGAAAACATCAATTACCCAAAAGGAATAGTTCCTTTAGATATAGCACGAAAAATGAAGATATTAGGCTTTAGAGAGCCTTGTATATTCTTTTATAGAGAAAAAGGAATGTGTGTATGTTTAAACACAAATGACACAAAAATAAGTGGTGTTGCTGATTATTATAGAGTGTGCCACATAAAATACAATAATATAGAAGAATATGATAGTAACCAGCAAGAAGATTATATTTCTCTTCCTGATTATGAGACTGCTTATAATTGGTTTAGGTCTTTTGATTTTATAGAAGATTTCTTCATAAGAAAAAAAGAGGATTCTTCTGATTATATATGTGAATTAGTATTAAAAATAAAACCTTTAGAAGGAGAAAGTTATTATAAGAAAAAATTGATTGAAGGGATAAAAGAAGTTAAAAATGAGTTATTAAAAAAACTATGTGATTTTGTGTATTATTATACTAAAATAAAAAAATGAAAAATTTAAATTTAAAAGAAGTAAAAGAGTGCTTTGAATTGTATAGAGTAGCTTTTCAGAAAAAACCTTTTGTGAGTAACCTTGCTAAGGAGTTAGGAGTTAAATCTACCGAACTTATGAAATTTATTATTGATAATGATAAACACTTTCTATTGTACTCTAACGATAAGGGTACTTACATATCTCAAGTCTATGTCGAGTTGAAAGATAGAGAAGGTACGAATGAATATGTTGAGTATAATAAGGAAAGATACAAAAATACAATATTCCTCAAAGTAGTATATTATGACTACACTAAAGATGCTATATTTCATTATGTAGAACAAGACTCGGTAGATGATAAAAGGTCAGATGAATGGCGCAATACACCAGATAAAATTAATAAAATAAAACCATATCTACAACAAAACACATTTACAGGAGGAGATTATGGTGATAGTTATACAATAAAGTATGACAACTACTTGTCAAAGGAAAATATAAAGCTACTTATGTCGCAAGGGTGGCAGTTTGTAAATTATAATGAAAAAGCTGATGAATAACAATGAAAAAGATAACCATTCCGAGCAACGTTAAGAACGGCAAATTGGTGCAAAATCGCAATCTGATAGAAAAGGCTATAACATCCTTTGAGGATAAGAATATCAATCTCACTATTGAGAGGCGAAGCAAGAAACGAAGTGAACGGCAAAATGCTTTCTATTGGGGCGTTTGGATACCTATCATTCAGCAGGCTATGAATGACACTTGGGGCGAGTTTTACCCCCCTAATGAAGTGCATAATGTACTGAAAGCCTTGTGTAATTATGAGGAGCGTCCTAACCCTGCTACTGGTGAGATACAACGAGTACCAGTGAGTAGTACCAAGTTAAGCGCCTACGAATGGGAGAAGGAGTTTAAACAACAAGTAAGGCAGATGTGTATGGATAATTTCAATCTTGATTTGCCTGAACCTGATAATGAGGAATAAACAAGTTTTAAAGTAAAATAAGAAACGTTGTAGTTTTATCCATTGTGTACCCCGATAGGCAAGCTCTCACGTTCGAGCCGTGAGCGGGGGCAAAAATTAAAAGCATAAAGTAATGAGAACAATAAAATTTAGAGGGTTCAGTAACTGCAACAGCCAATGGACTTATGGAAACTTAGTAATTGTAGATGGTAAATATCATATAATAGACCAAGAAGAATATGAAGAAGTATCTGATTATACATTGGTAGATAAAAGTTCTGTCGGACAATTTACAGGGCTATACGACAAAAATGGCACTGAAATCTATGAAGGGGATATACTATATAATGAACAAATTCATAAAAAAACAGAGAAACACAAAACACCTATAAAAAATTTTATAGTCTGTTTTGAAGTTTGTGGGTTTGAGTGTAAATCTACAGTTGGTGAAAAGATAGCTCTTTTACGCTATAACACCAAATGTTTTGAAGTTATTGGGAATATATATGAGAACCCTGAATTACTTAAATAATAATTAACAACCGATTTGAGCGCGCGGCAATCTTTATCAAATCTCTAATTTCAAATCAAAAAAAAGCTAATGAATAATATACAATTATACAATGCCGATAACCTAGAGGTAATGGCTACCATTGCTGATGAGAGTATTGATGTAATATGCATAGATCCGCCTTATTTGTATCTCAAAAACCAAAAGCTGGAACGCCCTTTTGACGAACCCAAATTTTTTGCCGAATGCAAGCGGTTACTTACAAAAAAAGGCTTTATCGTACTATTTGGGCGTGGTACTTCATTTTATCGTTGGAATACCATATTAGATGGATTGGGCTTTGTGTTTAAAGAGGAAATTATTTGGAATAAAAAAAGAAGTACAACACCAACATTAGCCGTTGGAAGAAGGCACGAAACTATTTCCATTTATTCAGAAAAAGGTAAGATTAACAGATGTAAAATTCCTTATATTGAGAAGAAAAAACATAATATAGACTCTTTGGTATCTGATATAAAGGCGATTAAAAGTGCGATAAAAAATAGTGATAAACTAGATAACATATTGAAGTTTTTAGAAGGAGATACCTCTTTATTACATTTGAAGAAATTCAGAAAACATAAATGGGAAACTGGCATAAAAGGGAATACATTGTTGGAAAATGATAGAATGTTGGTTAGTGTAAAGTCTATTATAGAAGGAGCTAATGAAGAAAGTATAATGATAGAGGGTCTAGATGCATATCGTTCCTCTATTCACCCCACGCAGAAGCCTGTTCGTCTCTTAGAGCGCCTTTTGGGGCTGGTTATTCCTAAAGACAAACCACTAAATGAAATAGTAGTAGCCGACTTCTTTGCAGGAAGTATGAGCTGTATGGAAGCCGTGCATAATATGGGAATGAAAGGCATTGCAACCGAGATAGACCAAGAATACTTTGAGAAGGGAAAACAAAGGATTATGCAATTGCAACCTAAATTATTCTAAGTACTCATTCATTTTTTTGCCCTCGCTTGTACTTGGCGTGTATACTAAGGAGAGGGCTTTAAAAAGATTAATTAATAAAAATATGATAGAAAGATTTACATTCAAAAGAAGTTGGTACGAGGCTATGAGTCATCTCCCAAAATCAGAACAGACAAAAGTAACAATGGCGATATTGCATTATGCATTTGCTGATGAAGATTGGGAGAATGTTCTCCGACCTCAATCCAGAGCGGTATTCCTGCTAATAAAAGCAGACTACCAAATGCAAGAGAAATTAACATAAGAAGTAATTATCACGTTCATTTAAATAACAACCAATGGAAAGAGAAAGTTTCGTGTTTTACAGTTCATTCCTAAAAGCTATCCGAGCGATAAAAAAGAGGGACATTCAAGCTGAGTTAGCACTTGCCATAATCGAGTATGGAATAACAGGTGAGACTACTGAATGTGGCGAGGTAGTGAGTGTGGCAATGGAGCTGATAAAACCACAGATAGAAGCTAACAATAAAAAGTACATTAATGGGATGAAGGGAGCGGAACACGGTCTAAAAGGAGGAAGACCAAGAAAAGAAAAACCCCAAGAAAACCCCGAAGTAACCCCTGAAAAACCCCAACCAAACCCCAACCAAACCCCTAATGTAAATGATAATGTAAATGATGATGTAAATGATGATGATGATAAAGACGCCTCCGCCATCACTGATGAGAAAAAATATTACTCATCTGATAACGGAGTGATAAAATCAATCAGCGAATTAAAATGTGATTATTTAAACGACGAGAATCTTTGTAATGCAATAATCAAAAACCTAAAAGTAATTGATAAAAACATGATTTCTGAGCAATTGGAGGCTTTTAATCAGCATTTGGAGTTACAAGGAGAACGGTTAAAAGAAGTGAGAGATTACAGGTCACACTTTAAAAACTGGCTTAAAAAAAGGCAAGAAGTGGCAAAAAATACCCCTGTAACCACAGCTCCTAAGCGTATTCGCTTTGATGAGAATGGTAATGAAATTACTTATTAAAAAATATTTGAAATGCAAAACAAACAAATACCTAACAACCCTGAATTGGAAGAAGTTGTACTTGGTGGCATGCTCATGGAGCAAAGAGGAGTTGCTGAATTTGTCGAGGTAGTGAAAGACACAAATGTTTTTTACAATCAAAAAAACGCAATAATCTATGATGCAATCCTATCTTTATACAAATCGTCTCAAGTAGCGGATTTAATGACTGTTAGTGATGCATTAAAGAAAATGGGTAAACTTAAAGAAGTAGGAGGGAGTGCTTATCTTATTGCTCTTACGGAAAGAGTATCATCATCAGCAAACATTCAATATCACGCATTAATTCTTATGCAGTTGTATGTGAAGAGAAAGAGTATTGATGTAGGTTATCAGCTTATAGAGCAATCCTATGAAGATGATACTGATATTTTTGAGTTATTGGATTATTCCTACAAAGAGCTTGATAAAGTGTCTGATTGGTTATCTATCAAACAACCCAAGGATATAGGAGATTACTTAACAGAAGTCCTTAAACCTAAATCAGAGCGTGCAGGTGTTTCTACTGCTGTACGAGACATAAACCTTAAACTCAACGGCTACCAACCGAGTGACCTTGTCATTATAGCAGGGCGCCCTGCCATGGGAAAGACAGCATACGCTCTTAGTGATGCGCTTCATCAAGCACGATTAGGCTACCCTGTAGGGATATTCTCCCTTGAAATGAGTGCAAGACAACTAACGGCAAGGCTCTTTGCCAATTACTCAGGGATAGATAGCAACAAGTTGGCTTTTGGCTCACTTACACAAAGTGAGATGGATGTTGCAGTAAGCCTCCGTCCTTCTTTCAACAAACTGCCCTTGTATATTGATGATGAACCCTTTCTTACACTACTATCTCTAAAAATCAAAGCAAAGAAGTGGGTAAGGGAAAGAAAAGTAAAAATCATTTACATTGATTACCTACAACTCATTAGTAATAACCAAAAGGGCCGCACACGAGACCAAGAAATTAGTGAAATATCCCGTACCCTCAAGGGGTTGGCTAAGGAGTTAGACATACCAATCGTTGCCTTATCCCAGCTATCCCGCGGGGTCGAGACACGAGCAGATAAGCGACCCATGCTTTCAGACCTCAGAGAATCGGGAGCCATAGAGCAGGATGCTGACAATGTACTATTCCTCTATCGTCCTGAATACTATGGCATACCACAATGGGAGGACGGATCACCTACAGCCAATGAAGTAGAGGTTATTATTTCAAAGTTTCGCAACGGCACAACAGGAGGAATAATTACAGGATGTCAGCTACAGTACATGCGATTTTTTGAACGAGGAGGGCAATATAACTCGTTCTTACAACAAGAAAATAATTTGCCAAAAATAGATCCTAAAAGTAACACACCTTTTTAAAATGAAAAGTACAAAATTTATAACAGAACTCAGAGCAAGAGGGCTACAAATCACAGACAAGGAAGCTAAGCATTTACAAGAAATAGCTATAGCAGATTTTCGAGAGAACCAAGTAAAACCAATCCTCAAAAGGGAGGAGATGGCGCACTACCTGATATTAGCCTTAGCCTTTTGCGATGCTACGAATGAATTACTATGTATGATAGAGGAAGGTAATCTAAAATACAAGTTCAAGAGTAATTTCAAAAATGCAAAGAAGCACACAAGAGAGGTGGTAGAAGAGTTCAAAAATCTTAACAAGAGTGATGAACCTCTCCTTAAGGCTTTTGAATCGTATGCTAATGATATATCAGAATTGGTGTATCTACATTTAGACGGAATTAATAATTGTAAAAAAATAGAATAAAAATGAAAACAATCCAAGAACTCATCCCTCTTATCCAAGAGTGGGCAAAAGAAAGGGGAATTTTTGATAAAAGCACTCCATTTGACCAGCTTCTTAAAACACACGAGGAAGTAGGAGAACTTATAAAGGCGTGTTATGACAATGACAAACCCGCTGTACAAGATGCGCTAGGTGATACTATGATTTGCCTTATTAACTATTGCTATATGGTAGAAGGAGATGCTTTATCCTTTTTTGGCAAGTACAAAAAGACAGTTTGGGATGAGTATGCAAAAGGCATATATACAGCAATTACACTCAATGAAACTTTATCAGGATTGATGAGAAGTGCTTGTTTTATAAAAGTAAAATAAGTCATACTACAAGACTTTGTATATCGTTGATTTTTGATTGTTTGTACACTTTGGCTGACTTGTATAATACTACCCTTGAGGAGTGCCTCAATATTGCCTACAACGAGATAAAAAACAGAGAAGGAATGATGATCAACGGGAAATTTGTGAAAGATTAATTAAAAAAAAGAAAATGATGCAAATTATAAATAATACAGGTGCTATAATTAAAGAGCAAATTAACTTAGGCAATATAGATAATTTGAATATTGATGATTTATTTAAAGATAACACTAATAACAAGAAAATGAAGAATAAAAAATACACATTTTGCAAAATATTTGAACTTGAAGATAGACAAATACTCATAGAAAAGAATTACAATGATGAAGATGATTATAAAATTAAAATATCTACATCTGATGAAGAAGTATTAACATCTTTATCTTTAGGATTTCTAAAAGAGGAAGAAGCAGATAAATACTTTGAATCAATAACAGAGGAAGAAGTATTAAGATATTTTAAAAATATAGGTGTAATAAAAAATTAAGATGAAAAATAACGACTACCCCACTTGGCTTGTACCCTTAGAGATAGCCAAAGAACTTAAAGAAATAGGTTTTAACAAAAAGACTATGTTTTATTTTTTCTCAGCTGATACTACATTTAAATTTAGTATCTCTGAAGAAATACATTTAGATTATATTCTTCCTATCGAAGATGTTGAGTTAGACAATTACAACAGGAAAGGTTTTTACGCTTCAATTCCTACTTGGGAACAAGTCTTTGAATGGTTCGTAGAGAAAAAAATATACGGAAATGTTAATCAAGAATGGGAATATGGAAGATATAATTCTCCTATAGGATTGAATTATTTTTATGTCATAAATGATTGTAGAAAGAAAAAGATTAATAAAACTAAAGCAATTGTAAATGGAGGTTTTGATAATTATGAAGAAGCTCGGGAAGAACTTGTAAAAACACTCATACAAACCTATAAAGTGAACAACTATGAATAAAAAACTCATCGTACTATCAGGAAAAAAAAGAGTAGGTAAGGATACTGTGGCAAACCTATTCAATGACTACACCCTATGCAAGTACGAACTAAGAGCCTTTGCCCAGCCCGTTAAAGAGATAGTGTCCCAAGTAACAGGACAGACGTCTTACACATTAGACCTTTTCAAAGAAAGCCGATTAATAGATGTAAACGGCTTGCCGAGTACCTTAACAATAAGAGAGTTGTACCAAAAGACAGCTGACTTTTACAAGGAACTCCTTAGGGAGGATATATTCGCTAAACTAATGTTTAGGCGATTAGTTTTCGAGAAATATGAATTTCCAAGAGTAATTATCACAGACATGCGTTTCAAAGTGGAATATGAGCAGATGAAACAGCTTGACCCTGTCTTTATCCATATAAAAAGCAACATGGGTAATACAGACACTCACCCATCTGAAACAGACCTTGATGATGTACCTGATAGTGTTTTTCACTTTGTGATAGATAACATAGGTACACGTACACAACTCAAGGAACAAGTACAAACCATTGTTAAAAAGTTAAGAATATGAAAGTATATATATCAGGTAAGATTAGCGGGACAGACCTAATAAAAACCCGTAAACGCTTTGCCGATGTAGCTAGAGAGCTACAAGAACAAGGACACACTACCGTAAACCCCTTTGAAAACGGACTATCTGAAAATGATAGTTGGGAAAATCATATAGTTAGGGGTATAGCAGACCTTCTGCATTGTAAAGCTATTTATATATTACGTGATTGGGAAGAAAGTAAAGGTGCACGAATTGAACAGGCTATTGCCTTAGAATTAGAATTATTAATAATGTACGAATAAAAAGTAATGATTTGGGTTACAAGGAGCTTATTTCTGCATCCTCGTAACCCTTCATTTGCTCGGTTAAAATCATAATTTAACAAAACGTATTATATTCATTATTAGCTTTATTATCGTTTTTACATACGCAAAAACAACTATAAATATTACTCATTTTCAAATAATTATATAAAAAATTTGTAGGAACAATTAAAATATTTTTATACCTTTGCACTTTAAAATAATTTTAAGAATTAATCGTCAATTATGGATAGTATAATAACAATTCAAAAAATGGCAAGTAAAAAGACAGTCTCAAGTCTTGAGCTTGTAGATCAAATCAATATTTTCAGGAAAGAAGAGGGTAAAGAAACAGAGTTACAGCATAAGACTATGTTAGCTATTATCAGAGATGAGTTTGAGGATGAAATAGGTCAGCAAAAAATTTTGCCAACCTCTTATAAAGACCAATGGAATAGAGAACAACCTATGTTTGAACTCACTATTGCACAAGGAAAGCAAGTACTACTTCGTGAAAGTAAGTTTGTTCGCAAACGTGTAGTAGAATGGTTGGAAAGCCTTGAACAAACAATCAAACCAATGACAGCTGGAGAGTTATTAATGACTCAAGCACAAGGGATGATAGCATTAGAGAAAGCACAACAACTACAAGCGCAACAAATAGCCTTGCAAAATGAACGCCTTACCAAAATAGAAGCTAAAATAACCACTAAGAACGAGGATTATTTCACTATTTCAGGATATAGCAATATTGTAGGCAGGAGAGTACCTTTACAACAAGCTATTTCAATGGGTAAAAAAGCTGCTAAAATATGTGTACAAAGAGATATACCAATGGGCAATGAATACGATGCAAAATATGGATTTGTAAAAAGTTATCCTACTGAAATATTAAAAGAAGTATTTGCAAATAATTAACAAATGAAACACCAAGAAAGCAATTTACAATCTGCGTGCGTGCGATGGTTCAGACTCCAGTATCCTAACCTCGTGATATACGCCGTTCCTAACGGAGGCAGTCGCAATGTTCGTGAAGCGCAACGCCTCAAGGCAGAGGGAGTACTCGCAGGGGTTGCAGACCTAAATGTATTACTTCCTAATGGAAAGATAATTTACATAGAGATAAAAATCAAAGGAAACAAGCAAACCCCTAGTCAAAAAGCCTTTCAACAAAAAGCCGAAGCGCTCGGATATAAGTACTATGTATGCTACAGCTTTGACCAGTTCAAGGCAATCATAGAAAAGGAACTAACCACCACTAACAACTGATAACTTACATACCATGCTTGAAAAGATAAAAACAGCCATAGAAGAATGTACCCTTGAGTCAATAAGCAATAGCACTGCTTATATGAAGATGTTTTGCGGATTGGCAAGCAAACATTCTATTGTATCAAATAAGGAAGTAGCTACTTTTTTGGGTATATCCCCCTCAAGCGTGAGCTACTACCGCAAGGAGCATAACAATATGCTTGCCGTTACAGAATATCAACAACTCTTCCGAAAGATAGAGAAGAAAATACTATAATCACTCCGTACAAATTACCTATTCGTTTCAACTTGATGTGTTATTCATTAGCACCACTCCTTATTTAGGGGTGGTGTTTTTTATTTCTCTTTCTTGTATTGCTCGTACAGGTATCAGAACAAAAAAAATACAAAGAAAAAACAAATTTTATACAAACGAACACAGCAACCCATTGCAAGCCATGTCGTACCTTTGCCTTGATAATTAAGGCAAAATGGCATGGAAAGCAGAATAGGCAACCTCATTGATATTGATTGGAGAAATAACCTACACGACCTCCAACCTAAAAATATAAAAACTCCCACCAACTTAAATTTTCTCAAGGAAAGCCTTGTAAAACATGGCTTTGCCTTGCCTTTTGCTGTATGGAACGATCAAGGAAAATATTATTGTATTGACGGACATACCCGCAAACAAGTACTATCCGAACTTGTCAGCGAGGGGGGAAGTGTCCCTACTCGTCTAAAAGCCTTTGAGATATTAGCCAAAGACCGCAAAGAAGCAGTAGAAATACTCCTTGAAGTCTATAACCAAAAACACAATCCTTTTGTCAAAGATACTCTTACAGAGTGGGTAAATGTAGAAGAGGTACAGGTCAATATTGAAAGTCTTCATGTAGAGACCCTATCAGAGCAAGACCCTAACGATATAAATATCAAACAAGAAAAGAAAGTTTGGGTACCTGATTGCCTTTTTCCCTCTAACAATCCCTATGATATTCCTACTTTGTTACCACATACACAGCCTATTTATGTAGATGTCCCTTTGCGCCCTTATGGAGCCGAAAAAAGGAGTAAGCAAGGCGTAGGTACTTATCATTTTTACGTTGATGATTACCGCTTTGAGGCTATTTGGGACAATCCCTCAGCTATCATAGAATCAGGGTGTAAGAATATCGTTGAGCCAAATTGTAGTTTATACGAAACCACCCCTATCAGTTATGGGATATTCCAAATCTACAAAAAGCGTTGGATTGCTCGTTTCTTACAAGATTACAATATAAACATCTTCGTTGATTTGAACGTAACAGAGAAATTTGCCTCTTATAACAAAATGGGCATTCCTGAAGGTTACAACGCTTTTTTTACTCGTGGTTATGAATCACGTCTTAATAACTTGGAAAAGGAACTTATCATCGCTCAGGAAATATCAGGACTTGACAATCCAAACCTTGTTGTATATGGAGGGGGTAAAAAAGCTAAAGAGTTTTGTTACAAGAAGAACCTAACTTGTATCAGTGAAACCACCTTAGATATATGATCCTATGGGCAAATCATCAGGCGGAATTAGGAATGCTAACAAGCCTAAATCAAAAATAAGTAAAGAGAGTAAGGAGGAGGCAAGAGAACGAGAATTACAAAAGCTCAACGCACCCTACAGGGAGGTATACAAAGCAAAGAACGGAGCCTCCGTATCGGTAAGCCCTTATGCAGATAGAAAGGACTTACAAGAGAATATCAGAACCGCTAAGGTAATAGCCAACGAATTAGGAGTAAGTGTAAGGATACGCCCCCACTTGATTTTAGAAGGTTACAAAAATCCAGAATATGAGATAAAAGGGCTTAAAGCAGATAGAAAAGATACCAGTTCTTATAACGGAATAAAGAAAAACTTAGAATATGCAAAAGCGCAAGGGATAGAAGCTATTGTTTATGATATTACAAAGTTTAAGGAATGGACACCTAATGATATTGCAAGAAACTTAAAAGGTAAGATCTTAAACTATAAAGGAGCTGATTTTTTAAAAGAAGTGTTTTTTGTCAACAGCTCAAAAGCTGTTTCATTTGCTAAACAAGATATATTAGATAACTATAATTCAGTAGTTAATAAGATTGAAAAATTGCAATAAAAAAGCTCTAATAAGAAGGTTTAATCATCTCATTAGAGCTTTAGTGGTAGCGGCAGGAGCGCCCTCCCCCCGCGGCTTGTAAAGGATAGCCTATTACGGCACAAAGATACAAAATATTTTTCTAACCACAAATATTTTTTTAAATAAAATGGGAAAATCATCAGGAGGCATAAGAAATGATAGCCGTAACGACATCATAATGCAAAAAGGAGGAGGTACGCCCTCCAGTGTCAAGAATATAGGTAGTATCAAAGATATTACTGACAAAAAAGCTAATCGTGAGGTAAAGCGTGCTATATCAAAGTATCACTCACGAATAGGGCTTAATACTCGTGAAGTCAAACTAGCTGACCTAAATAATGCTTATGGGATCGCTGTTATATCCAATAATTCAGGTACGGTGTACCTCAATCGTAAATCATTCAACAACAGCAAAGCCATGGTAAAGGCTAAAAAAGCAGAATATAAAAGAGGAAGAAAAGTAGAAACCAATAAAGCTATTCAGCATACCACCATACACGAATTGGCTCATACCACTTGGACAAATAGACATACAGGAGACAAACACAAGAAAGCAGGTAAGGAGATAAAAGCCCTCTATAAACAATACACCAAAACAAAATCTAATGTATTAGGAGGGTATGCACACCAAAATGTCAATGAGTTTTATGCCGAGGGAATGAGCAAAGCAATATTAGGCAAAAAAGACCCTTACTCTAAAAAACTATTGGAAATTACCAAAAAGTATAAGTTATAATACACTCGCTATATATGTAACCCTTTAAATAGAACAAACAATGATTTTAAAAAAAGACATCTTAAACAGAGCCTATCAAAGACATACCCAAATGGGAGGAAAAGCAAAATCTGTAGAAGCATTTGCGAAATTAGTAGTAGCAGGACTTAACATCATTCAGGCAGAGGAGGAAGAAAACGAACAAGGGCTTTTCATCTCTCACGTCTATTCTGAAAAGGAACAAGAACAACTATCAGCAGGTATTGACTATAAAAACGAATTAGAAGAAGAAACAGACGAATAATGACAAACACTCCGAAAAATAGACAAATGTGGATACTTGACTCTCTGAAAAGCGAGCCGAGTTTGTCATATTCGGAAGTGTGGGGTAAATATGAGGTAAAGTGGGGTAAGGGTAAAACTACCTTTGATAAAGATTGGAAACAAGCCCAAAAACAACACCAAGAATACCAAAAACAAGCACAACAGGTCAAGTTAAAGCAATCACTCGCTACTGAAAAAGAAGCAGTAAAAAAAGGCTTAAAAACTAAAATAGACCGTATTGCTATTTTGCAAAAACAAATAGATAATATATTAGAGCGGTTAGAAAAAGGAACTCACCCACAAGAGATACGATCCCACGAAGGACAAATACAAAGATACGAACGAACTCTCACGCCCTCAGAGATAACAGCCTATAACCGTACCATTCGTGAGTTGCAGTCCGAAATATCCAAAATGGAAGGGGATTATATCAATGTAAATCAAGTAGAATTATCAGGCAGTATCGACATCGCCCAATGGCTCAAAAGCAATAGTAAAAGTAATGATTAAGACCCAACCTATATATGATCCTTTGTACTTGAACAAAGATAAGTTCATCATCATCCTTTCAGGAGGTCGAGGCAGTGGAAAGTGTCTAAAAAAAGGCACAAAAGTAATTATGCACGACCTAACCCTTAAACCTATTGAAGAAATACAAATAGGAGAAAAAGTAATGGGTGATGATTTTACCCCCCGAATAGTAACCAATACCAATTCAGGGGTAGGAGAGCTATTTAAAGTAAAACAAACAAGTGGAATAGATTATGTTGTTAATCAAGACCATATTCTAACCTTAAAGAAGTCAGAGTCTTGTAAGAACGAATTAAAGAATGGCAAACCTAAACCTCGATACACATCTTATGATGATATAATAGATATTCCTATAACAGATTTCATCAGTAAAAGTAAAAGATTTAGAGAGAATTTCAGAGGGTTCAAAGTAGATAGTATTCCTTTCAATTCTCAAACCGTAGAAATACCCCCATACCTATTAGGTATATGGTTAGGAGACGGAACTTCTATCTATCCGCAGATAACAACCCCTGAACCTGAAATTCTTGAATATATATCAGAATATGCAAAAAATGAGGGTATGGTTATATCAATCAACGGAGATAGAGGTAAAGCAAAAACATATAGAATAAGGAAGCAAGGAGGAATAACCAACCCTTTAATGGATAAACTAAGAGATTACAACCTAATTGATAACAAACATATTCCTCAGCAATACATCTCCAACACTGAAAGTTGTAGATTACAATTGTTAGCAGGAATAATTGATACTGATGGATATTACAACAAGGGAAACTATTACATAACACAAAAAAATGAAACATTAGCAAGGCAAATTAAATTCACAGCCGATACGCTCGGTTTTAGAACATCAATAAAAGAAAAGAGAGCATTTTGTAATGGTAAAGATTGTGGAATTGTTTATAATATCACAATTGGAGGTGATATATGGAAAATTCCTTGTATAGTTGAACGTAAAAGAGTGTCTGAAACAGACCTATCAAAAAATAAAGATTGGCACTTATCTTATATCACGATAGAAGAAGAACCTAAAATAGGTGAATGGTTTGGAATTGCTGTAGATGGGAATCATCGTTTTCTGTTAGAAGATGGCACTGTTACTCACAACTCCTACAACGCATCTACCTTTTTGGAACGCTTATCTTTTGAAGCAGGGCATAAGATACTATTTAGCCGTTATACTATGGTATCAGCCCATAGTTCTATTATACCAGAGTTTGAGGAAAAGATAGAAGCAGAGGGGACACAGGCGTATTTCAGTATCACCAAAACAGCTATCAAAAACACCTTTTCAGGTTCTGAAATCCTATTCAAAGGGATTAAGACCTCATCAGGTAACCAAACCGCTAACTTAAAGTCTTTGCACGGTATTACTACCTTCGTAGGTGATGAGATGGAAGAATGGCTATCAGAGGAGGATTATGAGAAACTAATACTTTCAATCCGTCAGAAAGGAATACAATTGCGTGTTATCCTCATTCTGAATCCCTCCAATGCTGAGCATTTCATTTATAAAAAGTATATCGAGCAAACACATAAAATAGTAGTTATTGATGGTGTAGAAGTGCAAATATCTACTCATCCTGATGTATTGCATATTCATACTACCTACTTTGATAATATAGAAAACCTCAATGAGCAGTTTTTTAAGCAGATTGAGGAGATAAAAGCCCAAAGCCTCGCACAAGCTACCGATGAACAAGGCAATTTTTCTCAATCTTTGTTTAACAAAACCAAATATGCTCAAAAAATCATAGGACGATGGGCTGATGTATCAGAGGGGGTAATATTTACAGATTGGGAGATTGGCTATTTTGATACCTCGCTACCTTATGGGTACGGACAAGATTACGGATTTTCTATTGACCCTGATACACTCATCAAAGTAGCGGTGGATAATCGTAGCAAAATCATTTACATTGATGAAAAGTACTATAACAACAAGCAATTATCCTCTGATGGACTTTATCAGCTCAATAGCACTTTGATAGATCACCCTGACGACCTTATCGTCGCTGATAGTGCCGAGCCTCGTCTGATTGCAGACCTAAGAGATAAGGGGCTAAATATTGAACCTTGCGAAAAAGGAGCAGGTAGTGTATCAGCAGGTATAACCACTATGCTCAATTATAAGTTAGTAGTAACACCTGAGAGCTTCAACGTGATGAAAGAGCTAAAAAATTACGCTTGGAATGACAAGAAAGCAGGTATCCCCATAGATAACCACAACCACGCCATAGATGCCATTCGCTATATCACAATGAAGCTACTAAGTGGCACCAATAACAACCTATATCAACTCGCCTCAATGATTTAGCAGGTAGCACCTGCGGGCAATTATTTTATAATAACTTATACTATGGACAAACAGACAATGACACAAGAAGAATTCAAACAAGGAGTAACATTAATAGATATTTCTACTTATCAGCGTCAGTATGATGTAAAAAAGCACGAAATACTAACTAATAAGCACAAATATCCCGACCAAGAAATACTCGTGCCAATCACCGACGAAGCTGGAAATCATCTATTAGATAGCCAAGGAAACAAAAGATTTACAAAACACTACCGCCCTAAAAACCGTGTGGCTTTACCTTATCAAAAGCGCATCGTAAACATTGCTACAATGTTTCAAACCGCTATCCCTTACAAGTACACCGCTGAAGATAGTCCGTTATTCTCCGCCTTTCAGGAGGTTATCAAAGACAACAAAATGAGTTTTTCAGATAGCAAAATATGTACAGAGGTGAAACGTTATACGCAAGTAGCTGAATTGTGGTATTTAGAAGAGCAACCTAATGAAAAATACGGTGTAAAATCCGACTTTTTGTTGCACCACAAAATACTATCCCCCGAAAAATATAACCTATACCCACGCTTTGATGATAATGATAACCTAATATCATTTGGAGTTGAAAGCACAAGTAAGGATGGTAAAAAAAATATATTCCAAGCCTTCACCGCTGAATTTATATATACTTTTACTACTGAAAATGGACAAACATCTACCGAATTAAAACCTAACATCATAGGGAAAATACCCATAGTACTATACCAGCAAGATGAGACCGAATGGAACACCGTACAGCACCTCATAGAGATAGCCGAAGAACAACGTAGTAACTTCTCCGAAAGTAATAAGAAGTTTGGCGAACCTATCCTAATGATAGCAGGGCGTGTAGAAGGCAAAACATCCACCAATAACGCCGGTGGCAAAGTATTCGAGGTCAAAGACGGGGGCAATGTACAATTCGTAGTCCCACCCAATGCTAACGAAAATTTCAACAGCGAAATGAGTATGAACCGCCGTGATATACACGAGTTTACCGATACTCCAGACCTCTCCGATGAGTTCTACGCTGGCAAAGGCAATATGTTATCAGGAGTAGGGCGCAAACTGGCTTGGCTACCCGCACACCTCAAAGTGAAAGACAATGAGGCTATATTCATACCCGCATTACAAAGGCGTATCAATATCATTTTGGCTTTCCTCTCTAAGATGTATATCCCCTTTGAGAAAGAACTCAAAACCATAGACATCACCCCTATCATCACCCCATTTGACATTGATGATGATACCGAGATGATACGTACCCTTACAGAAGCCAATGGAGGAAAACCTTTATTATCCCAACGAGAAGCTATGCAACGCTTTGGCATTACTGACCCTGAAGCCCAATTAAAACAAATCAAAGACGAGGAAAACAACAACCTCAATGAAGCAAGTATCTAATGAACTACGATAACGAACATAGAAAACACCTACTCGCTTACCTACAACAGATAGAAAGATTATTCTATCAGTGGGTAGGCTTTTCTGTGTCCTTGGCTCTCAAAACGGATTTTAAGGAGCTTATTGCAAGTACGTTATTCTCATTTGCTTCTACAAAGAAAGGTAAAGCCTTTGAAAAGGAATTAGCTAACTTCAGTAACCAATTAGACCAAATCATAAAGCAGGGCATTACTAAAGAATGGGCTTTTGCTAACCTCAAGCAGGATAAGCTACTAAGAGAAGGACTAACCAAGTATCAGAACTTAGAAGCTCTTGAAACCTTTAAGAAACGTAAGATTAAAGATTTCACGGTCTCTGATAGAGTATGGGACATCGCTAAAAAAGCCCAAACTGAAATAGAACTTGCTTTATCTGTTTCCTTAGAGGAGGGCAAAAGCGCTGTCCAACTAAGCCGTGAAGTACGCAACCTATTGAACAACCCCACTGCTCTATTTCGCAGGGTAAGGGACAAATACGGCAACCTTACGCTAAGTAAGAACGCCCAAAACTATCACCCTGGGCAAGGAGTGTACCGAAGTGCCTATAAAAACGCTTTGCGCCTTGCCAGCAATGAAATCAATGTGGCCTATAAGTCCGCTGATTGGTTGCGCATACAGCAAAACCCTGATGTAGTAGGATTCGAGGTGCGACTTTCTCCACAGCATAAAGTATATGATATGTGCGATGAATTGAAAGGCAAATATCCAAAATCCTTTCACTTTCACGGCTGGCACGTAGGCTGTAAGTGCCATATTATTAGTATTCTCAAAACAGACGAAGAACTTATAAAGGAGCTAAAAGCTGATGAAGAATTACCCCCTGAAAGTTCGTCTAATTACGTAGGTGATGTACCTAATAACTACAAGCAATGGGTAACTGATAACAAAGATAGGTTCAAGAATTGGAAAACAAAGCCATATTTTATTGAGGCTAACAGAAATGATAAGGATATATTACAGAAGTTATTAGAAGTATCAAAGCCTTTCCAAAAAAGTACTTATGTCTCTTTTGAACCTTTTTCACCTGTGATTGTTGAGCATTTAAAGAAGATAAAACACAATGCTGATAAGCAAAAACTATTACAGGAGATCATAGACGATAACAGGGCGAAACTCGTCTTTCAGAACGAAACAAACGGGGCTAAGACTGTTATCTTTGACCTACATAGAGGTAAAGGAGAAAGTCTAAATAACACCTTAGCAATGGCAAAAGCACTTAACGAGAAAGGCAAATCAGTAGCTCTATTACCTGAGTATGATAAGATTAGCAGTGCTGATGCTATTGTGGAGTTCAAAGAAAAACTAACCATAGCCGATTTTAAGTATCTAAAATCAAAAAAGATAAACACCCTACAAAAAGAATTATATGAAGGATTTGAGCAGGCAGGAACTATTGTGTTAAAATTAGAAAATGGAAATACTGATTTATTTGTTCAATCTATTGAGTATTTAAAAAGGAATGAAAGAAAAATTGGTGATTTGATACTAATAAACAAATATGATAACATATTGGAGTTATCGTATAAAGACATTAATTTAGGTAAATACAGAAAACTAGTAAAAGGATTTTTCTAAAATAAAAAACTACCTTGAAAGTAAAATATTCAAGGTAGTTAGTGAGCTTCGGGATACTATACCGCCATTACGCTCTGGTGGGCGTTGCCCTTGCAAAAGTTATTAATACCCTTTTGCAATGCAAAGGTATAACAATTCTTTTAAATATCAACAAAAATATGAAAATTAACACTATTGACATACAAGCTATCTACCATACCTACCTTTTAGATGGAAACTACAAGGATTTACTTTGCTTTCCTCCTCTCAAAAAACTAAACAGTAACGACTGGGCAGAATATTACGGTAAAGAATACGACACTGACGATCCACAATTAGACACATTCTCTTTTTCATTGTCTTTTATCTCCAAAAGCAACCAATATGATGCCTTTATATCCTTTCTATCCGCTCAAACCTATAATGATTTTCACTTTGAGGAGCTGAGTAAGTCTTTCCGATTGCGTTTTGTTGGGGTAAGAAAATCCAAAAAAGAAGAAGGCTATATCACCTATGAGGCTACTTTTGACAATGATAATCCATTGCAAGGTTATACCTATATTGCCCCTAATGATACATTACCCCCTTCAGGTTTTACGATTGACAACATAGACTTATCTAAGTATGGTATTTACCTATTGGAGGAGAATGAAAGCAACCTACTAAAGAGCTATGAGGTTAAAGAGCACCTAACCACTAACAGCAGCACCATTGCAGGGGTACAATATGCTGAATATCCTAACGTATTTAAGGAGCGTACCTTTGAGCTTCTCTGCTACATCAAACAGCCTATCAATCGCTTTTGGAAATTGTATGAAGCTCTATTATACAACCTTTCTCTGCGAGGAGAACGTACCATTAATGCTTTTGGTAGTACCTTTAAAGCTATCTATCAGAAAGCAAGTATAAAAGAAGTGATACTCACAAAAGATACTTTGAGGGTAGAATTTACCTTTTCCTTAGTGGTAGTATAAAAAATATACAAAGAAAATACAAAGAAAAAACAAACGCTTATAGGTACTACCTCTATGGTATGCCGTACCTTTGCCTTGAAATCTAATACTATGCAATTACACTTTAACAGCACACATATAGATATTCTCCCTACTGATGAGAGCTACCGATACCGCTCCATTATGGGGGAACATACCCTTACTTTATACTTTTCACTACCTACTTATACCGATATTCCTACTGGTGCGTGGTGTGAGTTTGCTAATGAGCGTTACACTCTCAATCAGCCTGCTAAAGTGGTGAAACATAACACACGACACTTTGAATATACCTTAACAATGGACAGTGAGGGGGTAAATCTCAAGAATTACAAGTTTCGCAACCCCAATGATAAAACCCTCAAGTTTCCTTTCACAGCCTCACCGCGCTATCACGTGCAAATCCTTGTCGATTGTCTCAATATGATAGACAGCGGGTGGCAAGTAGGTAATTGTATAGAAGCCTCTGAAAAACTCGTTTCTTACAACCATAACAACTGCCTTGAAGCCTTAGATATGATAGCCAAAGCCTTTGAAACAGAATACGAAATCATAGGCAAAACCATACACCTTCACAAGGTAGAATATTTTAAAAACAATCCCCTGCCGCTCCAATATGGCAAAGGCAAAGGTTTCAAGACCGGTGTAAGTCGAACCACCGAACAAAGCCGCATCACACGCCTATATGTACAAGGGGGCGACCGTAATATCGACCGCTCTAAGTATGGCAATAAAGAACTATTACTGCCCAAATCACAAGAGTATGTATATGAAGGCGTAACCTTCGTTTCAGACGACAATGGGCTATCAATAGCTGTCAAAAACGCCCAAAATAACGCCTTTATCAATGAGCAAAGCCTTGATTTATCGCATATATATCCTAAGCGAAAAGGTAGTGTTTCAGCCGTTTTTGAAGTCGATAAAGCCAAACATTTCTATGACTTTGCCGACACCTCCATACCTCAAGCTCTTAACTTTTCAGACCTCCAAATCAAAGGCGAAAAGATGGTGATATACTTTGAAAGCGGTATGCTCTCAGGTCGGGAGTTTGAAGTATCAAAGTACGACCATACCCAAAAACGCTTTCAACTTGTTCCCAAAGAAGAAGACGGGGTAACAATGCCCAACGATATATTCAAGCCAGCCGTAGGCGACCAGTATTCCGTCTATAATATGCAAATGCCTAATGCCTATATTTGCGACAATGCCACCCAATCAGGTGCCAGCTGGGAGATGATGAAAGAAGCCTGCAAATACCTATACGAAAACCGCGCCGACCTCTTCACCTTCACCGGCGATTTAGACGGCATATGGGCAAAAAAACATTGGGCTAATGTAGGAGGGCGACTCAAAATGGGCGCATATATACACTTCTCCGACACCGAGTTTCAGCGCACCCCCGTAGCCATTCGCATCGTGGGGCTCAAAGAGTATGTAAATAACCCATACAGCCCTCAAATAGAGCTATCCAACAAAGTACAAGGGCAGTCCTTCGCCACCGAAATACGCAAACTCCAAAACCAAGAAGTATATTTCGGCGAACTCAACAAGCGCACCCTATCCGAAACCAAACGCAGCTGGCGCAACGCTTTAGAGACCATTAAGCAGGTAGAAGAAGCCTTCCCCGAATACACCAAGAGCATCATTCCTGCCACCATTCAGACGATGATGGCATTAGTAGGCAACAAGTCAGGACAATTTGTCTTTGTCAGCAGCAAGACCCACCCTATCACCGTGCCCCACAGCCTCTATTTCGATAAAACGAACAAGCAAATCAACGCAGGTAGCGGTTGGATAAAGCACTACGCATTAGGTACAACCGACATTAAGCCCAATTATTCAGCAGCGGACTATAAATATTGGTACGCACCAGCCTTTGTATCAGGCAGGTTAGACGATAAGGCAAAAACCTATTACCTATACATCAAAGCAAGCAAAGTCGTAGAAACCGCCCAGTTTGTCCTATCCGAAACCAAGATAGATATAGAGCAAGAAGCAGGCTATTACCATTTCCTATATGCCACCGTCAATTCCGAGTACAATGGCGAGCGAGGTATAGCCCAACTCAACGGCTTTACCGAAATCACAGGCGGACAAATCAAAACCGACCGCATCACCTCAGGCAACGGACAGCAATACATCGAACTCTTACCAAATGAAATCAGGATAAAAGCCAACTTACAAATCACAGACGGCAACAAAACCGAAATAAAGCAACTTGTAAATCCTGACTTGCAATCATTGGAGAGTAGACTCAAACAATACACCAACGACCAAACAAGCAATATCCAAGTAGGTGGGAGAAACTTATTAAAAAATAGTGGCATAAAAATAACAAATAATAGCTATATCATTACTGCTTATGATATTACTACAGAATTAAAAGAGGGGGAAACTGTAACCGTAACGCTCAAAGGACAATTAGGAGCAGGTAAACTATGTTTTGGTTTATACAATAGCGGTGGTGAAGTATCACTTTCTGAATTAGAAAATAAAGGGAATGGTATATATCAAAAAACATTCAAATGGAAAGTGAAATTAGGCGTTCATACGGCAAGTAACAAGAAGTTATATATTTTCACTATATACAGTAATATTATCGTAGATAGCACTATAGAATGGATTAAACTCGAACGTGGCAACAAACCCACCGACTGGTCTCCCGCCCCTGAAGATATAGAAAACAAAGTAGCTGACATTCAAACAGACCTACATAACGCTATCAATAACGCTAAAGCACTTATCGCCGCTGAAGCTCAAAATCGCATTAATACAGATAAAAGAGTAGATAAGGTAGTAAGTAAAACAAACTTCCTTAATGACACACAAATAGATGGCAATGCAGTAGCCACAGGCACTATGATTGTTGGTAATAGTTTAGGGGTTCAAGCAGGCATTACAGGTGTAGGAGCTGCTAATAACGATGTACGATTTTGGGCAGGTCGCAATTATATAGATAGAAACAATGCCCCTTTTAGAGTGCTACAAGACGGAACACTATACGCTACGAATGCCAATATATCAGGACACGTAGAAGCCTCCAGCGGCAGCTTCAAAGGACATATAGAAGCTACCAGAGGACAAATAGGAAATTTTAAAATAGTAGATGGTTTTATTCAGACAGTCCTTCCTAAAAATCATTTAAGTGGTGAAACACAAGATAGCTGGACGCCTCGCTCTAACTTTGTGTCTATAAATGACAAATTTATTCTATATCGCATTAATGGTTTAGTAAGAGGAGAAGACCATTCGCAAGTAATTATAGGGCATACAGCTGAAGCATCATCAGGAAGAAGAGGTGCTTTGCAAGTAATTCGTTCTGTACAAAACTCTCAATTTGTTCCTGAAGTCAATACAGCACTTTCCATATTAGCCAAAGGAAATAATAATGAAGAAAATGTAGCCCTCAATATTGAAGACGGCGATATAAAAATCAAAGGTCAAAAAGGATACTCCGGAAAGGTGGGTATTGGCAGCGGATACTATCTAATCATTACCAATGGTATTGTAACAAACCTCATCAGAGAATAATTAATAAAAAACAAATATTATGCAAATCATTCAACAAACAACCCGTACTACAGCACAAGAAACCGTGCAAGGTGTTACTATCACCTATTTTTACGAAAACGAAAAAGACACTACTCCTACAGCAGTCGCTTTTTCAGCAACTCGTACCAGCGATAGCAACCAATACGCAACCCCCATTCAGGGTACAGCAACCGCTCAAGGCTTCAATATCCAAAACGACAATTTCCAAGCCTCAGATATTGAGCTATACAAGCACATTCACGAGACTTGCGCTGCTATTATCAATGGTCAAACCACTAATGATAAAAGCCAAGCGGAGCAGTAAATCGCTAACTAATCACCAATCAAAAAAGGCTATCAGCACCACGCTAATAGCCTTTTTTCTTTCACTAATTAAAACCTAAATACCTTATACCGCCAACCAATCCACACCGCCAATAACACAACCGCTATCCACCACCATCTTATTACTATTCCTTTCACTTCTTTTGTCTTATAAGCCATCGTTATAGCCTCGCTTATCCTTCGCTCTTCCTTAGAGCTTTGTATAATCGTATTAGTAAGGGTACTATTCGCCTCTATTAGGCTATTAGAAAGGCTTCTTTTGCCAATTATCTTCACCTTGCCACCACTTACCCTTATCATCTCATTATCTCCATCACGAATGCGGTAATATACCAGCTCCTTACTATTCCCCACGCTATCCTTATCACTTTCAAGGGTTACCTCGTATTCTTGCAAGGCGTGCGCATCAAGCTGCAAGGTTTGCGCATTATGCTGAAAAAGAGCCGTACTATCCTTGTACTTTATGATACGCTCTTTTTGCACCCGCTTTTGCTCCTCAATTGTTGTTTTTCGTGTCCTACACCCTATCAAGGAGAGGAACGCTAATAATGCAATGATTATTCTATTCATAACTACTTTTCTTGTTTTCTAATTTCTTTTTCGAGCCACATTGTACCCTCTTCTAATTTTGTAATTACAAGTGATAACTCTCTTGTACGTGGCAACTGCTCTACTTTTGTAAGTAAGCTGCCTAATTCTTTTTTTAATTCTTTAAATTCTGCTGTCATTTTCTTCTATTTTTTTGATTAACTTCTTTAAACTATCAGCATAGTTAGGCGCGGTAGCATACCCAGCCTTTGCCACTTCTTCAGCAAACTTATAAGGGTCTGATTTTACTAACAATGCCTTTGCATACCGCTTGTTCTTGAAAAAGAATTGAGCGTGGTCAGTAAAACATTCCTCTTGATTTTCATACTTCCTAAACCAGTCTAACACGGAATAAGTGTATTTGCCATCAGCTCGCTTCTTAATGCTGAATATCTTAGGAAATACAGCATTTGCACTCGATAATACTTCAGTAGTACGCAACAATTGCTTTTTATCGGCAGGCGTCTCAGGTCTTGCTTTTATTCCAAAAAGCATATTGCCAAAAGTACGTTCTCCCCACCCACTCTCCAACGCCGCTTGCGCCAACGTAAAGAGGTGCGAAATCCCCGTTTTGCGCTCCGTTTCCAGCGCAAAAGGCTTGTATTGTTTTATAAATTCCTTCGGTGTCATTGTTGTTCGTCTGTTTTATTGTTATCTAATACTTCTGTTTTATCACCCCCTCGTATATCGTCAAAGAAATCTTTCAGTTTGCCACTCTTTTCATAGTTATAGAGAGCCTTCATTATCCATTTTGGCGGATATTTGCCCCCTGTGAGGACAAACACATTCTTTACAATCTTACTCACAGGGTACATCAGCGTCATAAACTGCACCGTGCTTTGGAATATCTTACCCGTATCCGTTTCATTTATCGGTATACTGAGGATAGATAGCGATATATACACCACCGCAATCACAAGCATAATAGTTATATTTCCCATTAAGAAATCGTGTATATTAAAAGTACCCGCCTTAGCGTGATAAGTAGCCCCTACCACCATATTAAGGAAAAGTACAAAGCTAATACCCACAAAAAAAAGCTCATTTTGTTCTCTCCACACAGTAAAATAAGAGTATAACATTAGCAAGGGTATACTTTTGAAAAAAGCAATGAAGAAGTAATACACCCTATCTCGTAGATGTATCTTATCATCAAAGTAGAAAAGCAATACCAAAGGCGTTGCCCATATCGCTATCTTTATTTTGGTTTTTAGCAGCCACTTTATAAACTTATCCATTAGCATTCTTGTTTATACGTTTCACAATAGGGTAAGGCGTAAGGCTCGCCACAATATCCCACCAATCAATAAAAGTGTTTTTTACGTACTTATCGTACAACTCTTTAACAAGTCCTACAAGAAGCACCACACCAGCAGCAATTAAAAAGGCTTCCCATAATGAATAACACAGCCAAGCAATCAGAAACGACACAACAAAAATAATATTACCACACATCGAATGCAGCAATTTGTCATTTCCTTTAAGGTTTTTAATAAAAATCTTTTCCATTTACTATAAAATTAAAGGTTTATACTGCAAAATTACTACATAATACACCTCTTTTTTCGCATCTCTTAAATATGTCAAAAAAATGTCAAATCAGCATTACATTACTTAACATTTTACCCCCTACTTTTGCAAAAACAAATATTGTACATCTTATGGAAAAAATCCTACAAGCTCTCAAAACCAAGTATGCGCACTTGGGGTTAGAGGAAAACATTTTAAAAGCAATCGCTACTCGCTTAGTGAATGCGGTTAAAGAAGAAAGTGAAATCGAAAATGCCGTTAAAGGTGTTGAGGAAGAAGTCAAGCTATTGCAATCAGTAGCAGACAAAGGGCGCACAAGCCTTTCCAAAGCAGAGGAAGCTCGCAAGAAATTAGAGAAAGAACTCGAACAAGAGAGGGCTAAATCTAATCCAAATCTTCAAAACCCGCCTACTTCAGAACCTAAACCTGATGAAATGCCAGAGTGGGCAAAGGGTCTTTTGGAATCTGTAAAAAAACAAAATGAAACTATTGCGGCATTCCAAGCTGAAAAGCAGCAGCAAAGTGCTAAAGAACGTTTCCTAAACCAACTCAAAACGCAGGGGGTATCAGAAACATTCTACAAACACCACTTAGGGCGTACTTTCAAAGACGATGAAGAAATGAACGCCTTTGTCAGCGAACTCAAAGCCGATGAACAAGCGTTTTTGCAGACTCAAGCAAATGCAGGACTTTCTTATCATTCAAAACCTATTGTAGGAGGCAGATTGAAAGAAAATGAACCTTCCAAAGAAATACAAGAGTTATTTAAAAGACAATGAAACAGATAATTAAACAAACCGCAGGTAGGCAAATAGTTGTTTTTGACCAAGTATTAGCCACCCTCCCCGCTGGGGTACACATTAACGCTACTGAAGCTAAAAAACGCTTTACTGATGGCGTAGTACCCGCAGGTACGCTCCTTGTTCCTCATACTGATGGAACTTACAAGCCAGTGAATGAAACTTTTTCAGACACTAATGTTGCTGAAGCCGTAGGGCTTACAGCCGAAGACGTAGCTATCGACGATTTTCCTATGGTTGCTGTAGTATTATCAGGAACTGCTCGCACTGAAGCATTGCCTGACAAAGAAAAAGCAGGTGTAGGATTTATGAAAAAAGTCCTTACACGTATTACTTTTTATTAACCTTTAAAAACAACAAAAAATGGCAAATACAATTAATGCTGTAAACATCTTTCCAGAATTTCGCGAAGCTGATTTGCAATGGGCAGTAAATAACAATTCGTTAGGCGACTTGCAATATCGTAACTATTTCCCTTTGAAGTTCAATACAACATTAGACTGGGCTTCTATTGAGAAAAACGCCGATAATAAAGTCGCTGCTGAAATTGTGGCTATTGGCTCAAAATCACCACGTAAAGGACGTGATTTTGTTGAGAAAATAAAGGGAGAAATTCCTAAGATAGAAATAGCCCGTGATATGACCGAGCGTGATACTATCCGTTTGGATAATATACGTGCGATTTCAAGACTTTATGGAGATGAAGACTCAAGTGGTTATAAAGAAATTCTAAAATCTATTTATGAAGACCCTGTTTTTTGTGTCAATGGTATAAATGCTCGATTGGAATTACTTGCTAAACAAGCAGTTTCAAAAGGAGAATATATTCTTATGGCAGGTGCTAAAGTAAAATTTGGAGTAGGAAATAAAAACACTGAAAAAGACTGGTTCTTGCCGGCCAATGCAGCTACATTTGACCCTATTGCTGACTTTAGAAAAGTACAAGAGGAGGCTGTTAAGAAAGGTTTCCGTTACGCTTACGCTATTATGGACAGACCTACATTCTTCCAAATGGTAAAATCAGTAAACGTAGTTAAATTTACAGCTTCCTTTGCTCAAAACGCTCTTAGTGTAGCGCAAGAGCCTACCTTGGCACAACTTAATGAAACGTTAAGAGCACACGGACTTCCTGAAGTAATAATTTGGGAAAGCTATGTAAGTGAAGAGTCAAATTCAGGTGTTAAAACCACCACCAGCGGTTGGGAATTGGGTAATATCCACTTTACTGACGATGCTCACATTGGTGAAACATATTACACCATAACATCTGCTTTCAGTCGTAAAGATGAAGTTACTACTAAGGTAGTTTCTGACAGATTTATTTTGGTAAGCACTTGGGCGGAACAAGACCCTGAAAAGCTTTCTACAAAGGCAACAGCATTCGCTACACCAGTGCTTAACAATGTAAGTCGTAAACTTATTTTGAAAACCAAATTAAGCTAACAATGACCGCACAAGCGTACATAGATGAAAAACTGAAACTATGGAACGTAGAATACCCCACCGCCCTACTCATTGCCGAAATGCAACGAGTAGGATTGGGGCTTTCTGATGAGTTCAATGAAGAGAACGAACGAAAAACAAAATTGTTTTTCTACAACCTTATTCCTGAACTCTTATTGCGCCCAGTATCCTTTTCTGAGGGTGATTTTTCTTTCTCTTATGACAAATCGGCTATTACTGCCTTTTACAATTTGCTTTGTAAGCAGCTCGGTAGGGTGAATTTGTTGGAGGAAAAAGCCACTGTAAGAGATATTACCTACTTATTCTAAAATACTGCAAGGAAATGAAAATATACCCGTACCTATTGAAGGTGAAAACATCACAAAACCCTACTATTGATGAAAATGGCATACCTATCTATCCAAGCGACCCTATTGAGTGGCAAGAGATAGGCGTATGCCGTGATGAGATAGCAGGAGCGGGGCAAAAGATAAGCAAAGTAGACGGACAAATATTTGAATGTACCGCTACTGTCTATGCTCCTAAAGATACACCAAAAATAGAAGCGGGTACTACCTTGCAAGTAGTAGATTTAGAGGGGAATATTCGCCTCGAAAAGCAAGTAATACGATTTTCAAGAGATTACTTTCATTGCCGTATATTCGTATGATAACACCACAATTCACCCCTAACGATATAGAGCGTATGCTACAGCAGAAAATAGCCCTATACCAAGAAAAAATAGTACGTATCCTTCGTATTGTAGGTGAAAAGTGTATCAATGAAGCTCGTGAGCACGGAAGCTATCAGGACCAAACGGGCAACCTTCGTTCCTCAATAGGCTATGTAGTACTACAAGACGGCAAACCCATTGAAAAAGGAGGCTTTAAGCTCACCAAGTCAGGCGGCAGCGGACAAAAAGAGGGCGAAACATTCATCAATAAAGTAATATCTCAATACCCAAAGGGGTTTGTGCTTGTCGTGGTTGCAGGAATGAAGTACGCCGCTTATGTAGAAGCACGCAATTACAATGTACTTTCATCAGCTGAATTATTAGCCGAAAAAGAAGTGCCTAAACTCCTAAACGCATTATCGCAATGAAAAAAACAACATCAGAAATAGAAAATGAAAAAAACAGCCTCACAAATAGAAAGCGATGTTTACAAGTATTTCAAGGACAAGATAAATCCCCTTATAAATGGT